GATATGGATTTGACGTTTTTTGATGTTTTGTCGCTTTTTTTCGCGCTATTTATATATATATTATTATATTATATATTTAATACAAAGAAGTGACAAATTGACAAATAGATATACTTTTCGTTGATTTCCCAACGAAAAAGTGGTTGTCAATTCCATTTCAAAAACGTCAAATTTGACGTTTTTTGACAAAAAATTTTTCACCGAAACGACAACCTCCGACCCACAAACCCACTTGAGTGGGTATAACATAAACCCACTCCGACCCACAAACCCACTTACAATAGGGGGTAAAAAACGATAATCCAGGTCTCTTTTGAGGAGCGGGGGACCCCATTTAAGAGATCCCCCACCCATCAAAAATCGGTGTTCATGTCAGCTCTCTCCCGAGTACAGATCATTGATGAGTTCGGTATTGGTTTCGAAATCCCAGATACGAACTATGGCGTTGTCGACTTTACTATCGACCCCAACCTTGTCACAGATCTCGTCAATAGCGTCGTGCGCAAATCGGCGAGCCTCTGCTCTGTCGTTGAAAACAATACACGACTCGGTATCACCATCAGCCCCGAGACCGAACTCGAGTTTTACAGCGATCATTTCAGTTCTCCTTTTCAATACGTTCGAAGCCCAGTCCGAGATGTTCAAACGCTCGAACCTTAACGAGCTTGACAATCATGTTTTTGGACGCAGTACCACTAGCAAGCTGCTCGAGACGAGTCTCAGCCTCTCCCCGAGTGTTAAAGAACCACATGAAGTCACTGCGTTCTCCCGTGACGCAATCACATGCGACCACTTTCAACATCCACTCACGGTGGTGGTCAATTCCACAGACAACTGTATCAGTCATTTTTCGTCCTGTTCTTGGGATTCTTCGGGCAAAGCTTCGTATGAGGTCTGGGATACGTATGCCCGTCAAGCGTACTCCAGTATTCAACCTCGTCAGTCGGGTGCATCTTCTTCCAAGCGCGAGACCGGCACTCACAAGGCTCTGGTGGCTTCAGATCAGTTTTACAGAGCTCATTCAAGAGCGCCGTGTGCGTATGCGCATACGCCATCAATCCAAACCTCTTGAATAGTTCAGGGTTAATGATATACGACACATGCGCCTCATAAGGAGGATTCGTTCCGTCATCCACAAGTACCGTCAATGTAGCCCTAACCCCCTGTTTAGTCTCCTCGAGAGAAAACGTCGGGTTAATGAGCTTCTCGAATGACTTTCCTAACAACATCGCTATTACGATCCCTTTCGTAGTAGTTCATGACCAACCTAAGCTCGTACCCGCAGAGGATGTCACCCTCTTTAAGGTCGCCGATATTCCGATTATACTTCATCAAGCGAACGGTCGTCAACCAACGCTCATCCTCAGATAATCTAAGCACGAGTGACTGCGCTTCAGCCTTATTCGGATGGATACTCAACACCACATAAGGCTTGAGTTGCTCCTCAACCTTAATGACTGACAAAACGCACCAGACATCTTTTGACCAAGCCATGATTCAGCCGACCATGTACTTCGCGACGAAATCAATACCGTCAAGCAGCAACAGATTCAAAACATCCATCTCATCCTTCGCGTACGAATACTGGAAGATCTGAATATTGACGGGGGCGTTAATCTTCTCTCGCAGACTTGCTGCGGCCTCGTTTGCCTCATCCCGAGTCTTGTAGAATGCGATAGCGACCTTAGGAGTATCTCCAATACTCCCAATACGACAGATCACACACCACTCGTTGTCGGCGGGATCAAACATAACCAGATTCTTTGCCATGATGACGCTCCTTTACAGATTGTGAGCGAATACGCGCTCGTTGAACGTGGCCTTTTCGGCCACTGCCTTTGAGATAGCGGAATCGATTCCTGACTCTGACTTGAAGTAGTAGTACCACAAGTCAGTGTAAGGGGTGTTGATGCGGTCGATTCGACCTTCCGCCTGCTCCAACACCTTGTATGAGTAATTGAGGCTATAGAACACGACCGTATCGGTTTCAGTACAGTTCCATCCCTCAGCCCCGGCCGTGTATTGAACCAAATATACCCAAGAGTTTCCCTCGGGTATTGGTTCGTGTGCGTGACCGTTCCACTCAGCTACTACGAATTTGTCCTTGAGTTTCAGCAACTCGTCTCGTTCGTAGTTGAAGTTGTAGAAGACGATCACTCTGTGTCGCTTCGCAACGATCTTGTGCAACCGATCTAATCTGTTGCCAGAAGAGTTCACACTACGCCGGAGAGCATAACACACCCCTGCAGCATTTCGAATCGGCTCCTTTGTCCAAGGATCCATCCGCTTCTTCACGATCAGATCGTATTCGTCTCGATCGAACGGTACGTAAATATCCTTTCGATTGCGTCTCGTGTGTCTCGCAGCAGGCATCGGCACGATGATACGCCGTCTGCGAGATTCGAGAACACCAGTATTGACGAATCGCTTCACCTTAGGATACTTTGCGAACCTATCCCAAACTATGTGTTGCTCTGAGAACGCGGTCCTGTTTTTGTAGAACCCATTCGCGATGAACAGGGGTACATAGTCAAGCCATGTATCCCCCGGCGTTGCGCTCAGTAAGATCCACAGATTGTGCTTCGATATCTTGAGAAAGCTCTTAACCCAAGTACCAGATCCAACAACACGCTGCTCATCAAATATGAACACATGATCGCGGTAATCCGCAAATTTCGAGACATTGTTCCAACTCTCGATCGTTACGTCATCGCAATTCGCACCAAGCGCTGAAAACTCACCCTCCCATTCGAAAGAGTCTCGCTTCCGCGCAGTGGTGATCACAACGATCTTCTTTGCGTCCGTCTTCGAAAGGGCCCATGAGGCCCCCACACGTGACTTACCCGAGCCGACACCGCCGACTAGGACATTACCACTGTGCAGGAGCCTCAGGGCCTCTTCCTGATGGGAATATAGGTTATTCGTCATCAGTATCGAACGCAGAGGATTGTCTGTCGCCCGCGATACTCATAGTTTCAGATGAGTTCAAAACGAAAGACTTGTCCATCACATTTTGGTGGTAGTACCTGTCTTTCTCCGGCGGGGGCTGTTCGATGTCATAGGTGTCGTCGAATAGGAGACACAACAACCGCTCACAGATCTCCTCAGGGATGGCGTGGTAGAACTCAATGTTCTCGCGGACCCATCCGCCACCTGCAATCGAGCAACGAGCAATCCATTCCCACGAGAACGGACTCATCGCGCTGATGGTCGTGTTACCGAACAGCGAAGTGCATTCCATCCAGTCGACATACCAGTAGCCGTCCTTCATATACGAATGCACTCCATTGATGACCGCGTCATAGCCTGTCAACACCAGAGGTGAGAAGTCGGATGGCGGGTTATCTCGAGGCGGAGTGTCGAACGTCTCCTTGGTCTTACTGAGGTCAGGACCCATTGTCGTCTTGAATGCCATGTTGAATATCTCCTATCTTGTGTTACATACCGACCTGCGGACGGAATCCGCGAAGTAAGGCCGCCTTGATGAGCTCTCGGTCTTCCTCGCTGAAGTCGCGGTTGACGAACACGGTCTTCATCGTATCACCAACCAGCTTCACACGAGCAACCCAAGAGTCGCCGTTGAGGATCGACTGGTACCCTTCGGCAGCGAGAGCCTTGAGTTCAAGGAAGACCTCGGTATTCTCCTTGGGTACATCGATCGCGGACGTAGACGCACGCCCATCAAGAAGTTCCAATGAGAGTCGAGGTTGAGCTTCACTCCCGACGATCCGACCATTCTGGAAATTGATCCGAATGGTGTAGGGCTCGTCATCCGCAATGGCATTACCGACCGCCCGCTTAGCGATAGCCAGGACACCAGAGTTAATGACCTTCTCGGCGTGAGGATCTCGGTTGAACTGAGCTCCCGGGTTCTTGAGGTACGCCTTTGTGTTATCAGGAATCTGTGTCATCAGAGTTGCTCCGTTCCAGGGTCTTTCCTGAGTGCGTCCTTGATCGAAATCCGGGAAGCACTCGTAATCTTCGGGTTGAATTCAGCGTTGTTGGCCCACCACGAGCCATACTTAGCGCCCTTGCCGAATCCGGGTTCCGGCTCATCGCCGTGCGTAACGGCGCGCATGATCCAGTCATCGCCGGCATCGATCACAGTTTCCTTGGTGTTGTCGTTGGCTTGACGACCGCTCACAAAGAATTTGATCTTGTTGACATTCCAGACATACTCCGTCGTGATCGGATCAGAGCTACCGTTCACGGTCTTCTTGACCTGCTCACCCATGACGATGCCCTCGATCTGAATCGAGAACCCAGAGTAGTCGCCATTGGCCGGGATGAAGCCGTTCTTGATGTTGACAACAGCAGTGAAGTTGTCGCCGTCCAGCATGGGGTCATTAGAGCGCTCAAGGACGTTACTCAGATACCTCGCAATATCAGTCGCACCCCCCTGTTTGATCGTCTTGACCGGCCGGAAGTTATCCGGAGACCACGTACGGTCATTCGGGACAATGGTTTCGAACCAGTTACTCATAGAACCAGTTCTCCTTCCTCTTGTAGTTGCGCCCAGATGAGATCATCTCGACGCCGCTGTGTTTTTCGGACATCCGATCGAGTCCCCAGGAACAGGTTATCGATCGAATTGTTCTCAAGGTCTCCATCTGCATGACAGACATACAGACCCCTGTCAGGCCACCTCTTGTAAAAAGCAGCCCAGACCACCGACGCGACTGAGTGTTCTCGAGCCTCGCCGGGAGTTGTGTACAGTCGCACATAGTGCGACGTGCTGTTTCGACGCTTAAAAGGCTTAAGGACTACGCCAGTATCCTTACGCTTGATAGCACCAAGACGATTCGCTTCGTAGTGACCGAAACCAGGCACTGTCGCCCAGTTTTCAGAGTCTTCGACGTACATGACAGCTCCTTTCATCCAAGACGGGGGCAGACCTTTTACAGCCTACCCCCGCCTTAAAATATGATCAGTCGAGATCCGCGTACTTCGACGCGAACGACGCTGATTCGTCATCCATCACGAGATACAGCTCCTTCACGTAGGCACTAATGCCTTGCTGACCACGGACGTCATAGACTGACGGGTGAATAACCACGTCTGCAGTCTTGATCGTGATGTTATCGAGGGTCCCGACCGTATCTTCGGTCATGAGCTGCTTGCGCCCGCCGGCGATAAGCCAGATAGCCGGTGCCCTAAACTTATAGGACACCTTGACACCGAGGTAGGGTCGCTCGGGATCGAACTCGCCATCAGCGTTCTTGCGATACTTAACGTTCCAGCCGTCCTTCTCCAGGTCCTCGACGAGGTTAAGCGGAATAGCGACCGAGAATTCTCGCTTACCGCCTCCCGGGTTGAAGCGCGTCGGCGATCCGGCAAAGTTCGTGAAGAGCAGGCGAGCGTCTTCGATAACCAGATCGGAGGGAGTGTTGTTGAATGCCATGATGTTTTCCTTTCTCAGCGGCACAGTGTTTCAAGATCGACGTATTGTTCGATCGCTTGTTTTGCCTCATCGGCGAGCATCTCGGCGTAAGACGTATCAACGTCCTGTTCCTGATGCATGAATCGGACCATCTCAGCTTCCTTCCAAAAGTAGCCCTTGGTCCCAACGACAGAGTCTTTCACAACGCCCTCGCTGTTTTTCCGAAGGAGCTCAGCACCACCCCGGTCGGGCTTGATCGGTACAAACGCTCCGACCTTACCAACGAAGTGATCCCTGCTATTCGGGAAGCGTAGGTACATCGCGGTTTTCACCTGCTTTGTCTGGGTGTAGTCATCGAATTCAATCGGCTCCTTCGTGAAGAGCTTCTTGAACACATACGGCTCCTGGAACTGCTTCCCGGTAGCTGTCCACTCACCCTCGTGAGGGAACGCGTACCGAGCGATGTACACAGCTTTGTTGACGAGACACATCTTGGCGTAGGTGGCCTCGTGTTCGAAGTCGTACCCGTACTGCCTCCCGAATGACATCACCTTCTGAATATCTTCAGGCGTGGCCCCCGGAATCTTGATAGAGTCTGTCTTGATGTGAGCTACTGTCAGACCGAGTTCCTCCTGCACATAGTGCTTGAGGTCGATCATGAACAGTGCCCCTCGCTTCGCGACAATGTTGTCAACATTCCGAGGATCCCACGCCGGGTTGTCGAACTTAGCGCTCGTCAGCCCGTACATAGAGTTGATCGGAATCTTGAGTGCCTTACCGAGCTCGTCAAGATCATAGTTCTTCGCGATCTCAACAAGACGCCCGTCGAAGAGCTTACTCAACGCATCCATGTCCTTATGCTTGATTGCCACACGAGCCTGCTTAAGCTCGCTGTAGCGCTGAGTGTAAGGACCAAACAGGTTGAGCTGCTCGATCGACGTCGGGTGCATCGACGCGACATCGAGGAGGGCAACGTTCTCGTAATATCCCGGTTCTGAATATACGTAGCCGCCCTCCCCCGGATCTTCTCCACGATAGGACGAACCCTTGAACTTATCAAAGGTGTAACCCGGGAACATCTCGCTGAGGTCGGTGTAAACGAACTTCGACTTGTCAGGTCGACGCTCCTTACCAAACACCAGAGCACAAGTGTGCTGGTTTGTGGTGTCATTAACACTCAGACCCGAGAGCTCCGCAAGGATTTTGCGAGCGCCCCAGTCGCTTGCGAGATGGTTAAACACCAGCTCGGTGGCCTCGACATCGTTCTTGCAATACTCTACGACATCATCCCACTGACCCTCAGGAACCGGCTGATCCCAAGGAAGGTTGTTCTCCTGGTGCTTGATCCCGAGTTCAATCTCCCATTTCTTGAGAGATTGCTTCTTCGTCGAGAAGTCGTAAATATCCGTATAGGAGAGATTGTACGCCTCACGGAATGTTGCGTTCTTCTCGTTGTTGATGATGCGCTGAGAGATTTCGAAGAGCTCTGCGTTCGAATATCCGAGTGCCGCTGCATACATTATGTGGTTGTCGTACTTCCGGTTGTTGAAGCCAATCAACCTAAGATCGAACAACGACTTCACAGCTTTAGCACTGGGGTTCACGAGGAATCGAACGCCGGGGCGATTCTCAACCTTGTAACAGATGACGAACAGATTCGGGAAGACTTCGACATCGTAAAATGCGATGCGTCCGTTTCCTTCCTCTGCCACCTCAGCCTTGTCTTCAGACATGAAGTGCATCTGCTGGACCATCTTGAGGCAACGATTCGATTGGTTCGTCGAAGACATCGCGAACGAGGTTACTGCGTTGCGAGCGTCAGTTACATCGTATGTGATCCCCGACTCATAGGCCTCATCTAGAATACTCTTGATGAAGTCGACGTTGGGCGCAGTGTTGGAATGCACTTCTTTTCGAAGAGCCTTAGCGATGAGAGACCTTAGATGATTCTCATCCTGAACGTGCTTCTTGTTGATCATCTTGGGGGCCTTTGTGGGGAGGTCGCCCGGATAATCCTCGATACCTCGCCCGTTGTGAAGGGACAATCGTCGCCGAAGAGATGCGTTCCCTCGGAATCGTTTGATTTCAATTCCAGGCGAATATTCAGCAAGGGTATCCTTATCGACAGGATATCGATAGATGAGGTGGATGCCACCGCCGCTTTTCGACGTTTCCGCATACGTCGGAGGCCAAGCAGAAGCAGCACGAAGATTAGCATTGAGGTCTTTTTCACCATTGTCTCCTTTCAGATCAAAATCAATGCATACATATTCTTCAGGCATGAGTACGTAATGCTCTTCGGATGGAGCAATGTCCCGAAGTATTATATCAACGTTTCGCCAAGCTTTTTGAGGGGTTCCGTTCGTAGATGAATATTGAGCCTTACACCCTGCAAAGTGTTCGTCAAACACAGATACTCCGCCGGAGTATAGTTCAATCCAATTCTCACTCTTGACTTGAGTTCCCGCCAGGGGCTGGCTTTCGAACCTGTCGTTTTGAAAACCTACGAAGAGACTTCGATACGCTATACCGTCGATCATGATTCGTTCGTGAAACTCTCGAAAATATCGACGAAGCTCCGTTTTGAATCGGTACCGAGGCATCTGGTATTGGAGGCCGGTTTCTTCGACGTAATCCCTATAGTCAGAATATGCTTTAGCAAGAGTTATCTTGTCGTCCGGACCAAAACTGTCATACACCTCCGTGACAAAGTTATACACCGGATTGGTTTCCGAGATCATTGTCTGTGACCTGTAATTACGATAATAATCTGGTCCGAGACTTTGATATACACCAATACAGTGTTTTGCGATGATACCGAGTTCTTGATAGACACCGTCCATTACAATCCGGTATTCGTTAACTGAAAGTCTCTCTCCTGATGGAGATACGTCGAGCAAACGCCGAGGGATACCAGAGTTCGCGTCAGTGATCTTAACGGGATTGTTCGAGGCCATGATGAGAGTGGTTGTTATTCTCATCGAGCGAGGCTTCTTGAATTTCTCATTGACGAGCTGTATTTCGTTCGACACGATTGAGTTTAAACGAGTGTTCGTCTCAATACGACTCAAGTCTCCATCATGTTCAATGGCCACCAATGGATCGTCGGCAAATGCACTAAGCGCAAACGAGTTGTTTCGCAACGCGAGCGACTCGGAGTCGAAGGGGACACAGAAATCTCCAAAAAGCCTCTGCATCACATTCAGGATGGTGGATTTACCAGAACCTGGATCACCATAGAACACGAGAAACTTATCGATCTTTCGACAGTCGCCGGTAAGGACTGAACCAATAACCCATTCGATCTTCTGACGTTCGGAAGGATTATACAAAGTATCGACCAGTTTTATCCAACAAGTTGGTTCCCCATCCTCGAGAGAATACGGAAGACGATACGAGACATGATCTTCTTGACGAGTCGGAGTGTCTGCAAACACTGGCATTCGATCGAGAGGATGGTCGGTGTCGACCATATTCTTAGTCCACTGACGATACCGTTTCCAAACCCCGTCAGAATCTCGTTGGCAGAATCTCGGAAATAGGTTAGGGATGTTCGACCTATTTACATAATCACGAACATCGCCGTCAACGATATCGATGACGTTGAATTCGTTTTTCGACCATAAACCAGTCTTCGGATTCCAAATAGCGACGAAGTCGCCGTCTCGTAGCATGATATCTCTGGAGTCAAGATTTATAAACCTAGGTGTGACCTCCATCATACCCGCTTGCCCTCTCATAGGGACTGTTTCAATCTCGTAAAAGTCCACCTCCCGTGGCCTCCTTTTTAGTGATATGGATCATACAAGTTGGCCCACCGAATCATTTGGGTCGTAATGGGCATCTCGAGAGTATCGGTTCCCGGTATGCGGAATAATCCGCCGGTGCCATTCCTTGAGTAGGTCCTGTACATCACACGTTCGGCGATGTTAAGAGCCTCCTCATGAATCTCTGAAGGTAGGCGCCCGTCGTCAGAATATGAACGAGCGCCCACGTTCAGAAGAATGGACTTCGTGAACGATTCCCGATCCTGGTACAGCATAGCGGTCAGGATATCAGTAATGCTCACGAAGACCTCAAGGAACGAAGCCGGAGCTTGCCTCGGCGAGGGCATACCCGTTTCGTAGCAGTATTCATCCCGCATACGAAGAGCCTGAACGGCCTTATCTTCGTCTTCAGGAATGTACCACATGAAATCGAGTTCGTCCCACACCGAAGCAAGCTCCGAGTAATTCTCGAGACACCCTCGCTTGATAAGCCAGGATGTGTAATGCATGTCAGATCTTGTCCCAGATCATCCCATCAACGTTGAAGTCAACGATGAAGTTCGTGTCGACATGAGAGTAGTCCTCGGACGGGACTCGGTAGGTGTTTGACTCGTAGTCTCCGAACGAGACGTAGTTGTCGCCGTTATCGGAGTTCTTGATCCAACCAACCACAGCACCCTCACGAGTGCGCGACAGTCCGAGCTGATCGTAGACCTCGTTCAGGAAGAGGTGACCCTTACGCTCGAGACGACGGTTCGCCCAGAGCTGGACGGCTGCCAGAGTCTCCGAGGTGTAGTCTTCGTTGTCGTCCCAGCAGTTCGAGGATTCCTCGGAGATGATGCGCGCATAGGGCGAGAGATCGCTGATAGACGCAATAACCGCGTCGACAACATCGGCCGCATCAGACTTGTTGTCGGAAGAGAGAATCTCCTCGGCAGTCTTATCAAAGTTAGGCAGCTTCGGGTGGACGATCTTCTCGACCGTCTCCTTGCCGAGTGCGTCGATCATGGTCTTCTTGTAACCGTCAAACGCGGTCTGAAGAGCCGTGTACGCAGCACCAACAGCAGCCAGACGCTTCTTCGAAATCGAGTTCGAGAAGTAGATCATCGTGATGGTGGCAGCACCGACGATCACAGCAGGCGCGCAGGTGTATGCCGTATCGAGGATGAAGAGGATGCGGTTCTTCATCTCAATCTTGTGGACGTCCTCATCGGCGATCTGGTCTGCGTTGCGGATGCACTCCTTGCGGCGGTCCCAGTCGCGACCCTCGCAGTCCTCGAAACGAGTGCCGGCTCGCCATGCGAGATATCCGGTTGCGACGACGCCAGCGGAGGCGGTGACAGAGAGAATGGTGGGGGCGTGCTTCGAGATGCGAGCCATGCCCGTGTGGAAAGCGGTCGTGATAGACATTTGAAGGTGCTCCTTTCTGAGCAAATAGGTTACTTGAGGGGTTCGGGACGGTCAGCAGAGACGAGCCAACCTTCCCTGATCTGTCGGATTTCGAACGCGTCGGTTGTTGTCCAACCCCAGCGTTCATCGGTGTATCGGGGCTGAATGCCAACGGATGACATCAGATCTGCAACTGAGACCTGGCCGTACTGCTCGATAGATTCAGCGATGAATTCGATCACATCAACGGCATCGCCGCGAGTATCGAACACGAGGTCCTCCACATTCGTGGGCTTAGGCTGACGAGGTTCGCGACGCTCGGATCGACGTGTTTCATAGTACCCCCGCCCCCGATTGGAACGAGAGGCACTAGAATATGACGTGTATCCAGACGTGGAGCGACGTCGTGGGTCGACTTCGCCATAAAGCAGCTGCTGAATACCCTGCGTCACCATGTCGGTGATAGCGTTCTTAGCCGCCGGGATAGCCACGTCAATAACAAGATGCTCAGCAATCTCTGGGAGATCCTGAGCGAAGAAGGTCCGAAGAGCTTCCTTGATGGCAGACTTCTTTTGGACCTTAGCCTTGGCAATAACCTTCTTCTCGGGGGAGGCCCCCTCCTTGGCTTTATCAGTGTTGCCAGGGAGGGAGACCTCAGTGGGCCGAGTAGGCTCGATGGGGACGATGTCCGGCATCAGTTGGTCTCAGCCATCTTGCGGAGCTCTTCGAGAGAGGCATCGGGGTTATCCTCGATCAGCTTCTTGGCCTTACCCATGATGTCATCCGGGAAGAGTCCAGCGAGGAACCCGTTGGAGAACTTGGGGTCGTTGCTGAGCTTGTCCAGAAGGGCGTCGAATGCCGGCGAAGACATAAACGCCTTCGTAGCACGGTCGTCCTTGAAGAAGCGCTTGCCGTCCTCCGAGCGCTCACCGTAGGCCTTGGCGACAAACTCGCAGAGGAGCTTGTACGCGTCCATGGGAGAAGCCTCGCCGCCGTTGATCATGGCGATCTTGGCCGAGAGCGGAGTGCGACGAAGCTCCATGTTCATGAGCTCGCCCTTGGAGAGGTTGAAGTAAAGGGTTTCTTCAGTCTCTTCGCCGAAGAAGTTGATGTACTTGACCTTGATGGACTGCATGTCAGTTGTTTTCCTTTCGAGAAACGAAGTAGAAGATCGAGCCGAAGGCAGCGATCAGAGGGACCAGAACCGCGAGGACTCCCGCAAAGGTTCCGGTCTTAGCGAGCTTGGTCTCGCTAGGCTTGGTTGCTTCCAAATATCAAATTTTTGGGTGACTACTTGTTCCGGATGTTGCGGTACTCCTCGATGTACTTCTCAAGCTTCGGGCCGAAGGCCTTAAGAAGGAGGAAGCCGATAAAGCCGGTGGCGGCAATCTTGCCGGTACCTCCGCCGAGGATCTTGGTGATCGCGTTGATGATCATCATGAAAGTGATGAAGGTGAGGATGATGATGAGCATGATGATGCTGCCGAAGGTTTCCATTGTAGTGACTGCCTTTCAATTCGAAGAAAGCCTATAACCCGTGTTAGGGGTTATAGGATGAGGAGGGGGTCTCAGTTCTGGGACTGGGATTTCTTGTATGCCTTCTTACGGGCACGGTTGGGATCGAGGGCGCAGCAAACGCCAAAGAAGCCAATCATGATTCCGAAGGTGTACATGGGAGGGGTCCTTTCTTGAGGGTTAGTTCTCATTAGGACTCCCGTTTTTTGTGTTTTGCCAGTATTCTGGAGGTTCAGAATACTCGATCGGCTCGTCTGTGAAAGTGACCTTATTCTCCTTGGTCACAGCTCTTCAACCAATCTTGAACCAGTTCGGCTGAGGAGCGGGGGTCAGCGCGACCTCAACTGCGGGCGAACCAGAGGGCAGGAGCACCGGACGGAACTCAGGCTTGATGGTAACGCCACTATCCCAACCAAGCTCATCTCCAACACCCGTCTCGCCAACGTGAATCTGAGCATAGAAGTCGTTCAAAGGGCAAGGACCGAAGTTCAGCAGGTCCTCGGAGATGTTGTTGCAGTAACCACGGATCTTCTCCGCAGTCGAACGGAAGGTACGTCCGGTGATAGCGTCCTTGCACAGGACCTCCTCGTCACCGAAAATGACCATCGAGCCCTCGGGGAGCTTCTTCTCAGCAGCCTTCTTGTCCGCGGGCTTGCCGCCCTTCTTGATGATCTCGACCTGCTCGAGCACGTTCTTGCGGAGCTCAGACACATTCATCTGAGAGATGGAGTACGCAGCGGCGAGAGCCTGGTACTTCTTGTAGGTGACGTTGTGCAGGGAGACGATCGCGAAGATCGTAACGCCCAGCGACACCGCAGCGGGGATGTAGGTCATCCAATTGCGCTTGGTGAAGTCGAGGAGGTTGTCAGACGCGCCATTGTCGTTGGCGAGGGCCTTTGCGTGAGCCTTACCTGAGGTGACGGCGGTCGCAACGGAGGCTGCGATGCCAAGACCCGTGATCAGGATCTGAGGGTGGGACTTGACCCAGTCGATGGCGAGCTTGATGGTGTTCTTGATAGACATGGTTGTGCTTCTTTCTTGAAGATATGGAGGTTGATTGAAGATCAGAGGTTGTTGATGTACTCGGCGAGATCGAGGCCGAGGATGGATGTTGCTGCGATCGGGATGAAGTTGGGATCCGATCCAACAGCGAGAGAGTCGACGATAATATACGGATCATGCAACTCGGTGCTGTCGACAATGACGATGTTCTTGGCGAATGCCCGGCGACGATCAGTCATGACGAATCGGAATGGGACAATCGCGTACTTCACGTCGGGCTTGTCGGCCTCGTCCCTAGAGATGAGAATGCGTTCGCCGGATCCATCGGTGAAGTAGATGTCCTCGTAGTTGTACGGTGGAACGCGCAGAGGCTTGATCACCTTGCCATCGATGTGCTTACTGACGAGGACCCCAAGCGCAGCCGTCTCAAGGGCGTTCGGACGGACGGGCGCGGAGTGCGCAACCGAGATCGAGATTAGCGATCCTTCGGGGACACTGAGGTCGACTTCGGAGAGGTTGAAGATCTTTCGCATGGTCATGATTGTGCTTCCTTTCAAATAAAGCCTATAACCCGTGTTAGGGGTTATAGGGGTTGAGAGTTCTCAGAGGAGTGTGTGTGTCACTCGTCGTCGGAGGAGTCCGAGGACGCTCGCAGACCGGCAATGGTCATAGCGCCAAAGAAGATAGCGACGGAGCTCAAGGCAGCAACCTTGGCAACCGGGACGCTCTTTTCGGCGACCGTCTTGATGCGGTCCATAAGAGGGGTCTTCGGGGTGGTCTCTTCGAGTTCGTTCGAGTTGGACATGGTGAGATCCTTTCTTGAGTGTTTAGTTCTCATTAGTATTCGAGTGTTTTTTGCGGAGCTCTTCGACGAGCTCGATCACGGGATTCTCCTGGTACTCTGCGATGTTGGCGAGTAAGCCTAGACCAACCCACACAGCAAGCGGGAACGGAATGAGGATGATGGACGCGAGTGTAGCAAGCACAATGGCTCCTATTTTGACTTGTAAAGCCTATACACCGTGTATGGTGTATAGGGATGGATGAGATCAGTTCTCGTCGGGGTACTGCACCTTGAGGTGTAGTAACCGGCACAGAGTCTGGTTGGCCTTCTCAACTTCTTCCGGATCGTCAGAGGTGTATGAGGTCTTGAACAGAGACTTGTAGTACTCAGTGGTAGACAAGCATCCATAAGTGTGACCGATGATCAGGGAGATGATGGTGGCGACAGTAATGCCGGGGAAGTATTTGAACATGGGAGTTCCTTTCAGAGAGGGTTGATAGTTCTCATTATTAGTTGCGTAAAGTTTGTGTTAGTTTAAGCCTATAACCCGTGTTAGGGGTTATAGGATTGAGGGTTCAGTTTTCTTCAAGGTCGGGGAGGCTCATGGTGAGCTTGAGATCCTTGTTGATGAGCTCCACGCAGAGCTTGCGGAGCATCTGGTTCTTACCGTAGCAGGCGTAGTTGAACGTCTTGCTGTAGAATACAGTGCGTTCGATCCTGCCGAGGTTGTAGAATACAGGTGCTGCAATCGCGAGGGTAACGGCGGCAACGAAGGAGTAAGCGTACTTCGACATGAGAGTGGTCCTTTCAAGAGGGTTGATAGTTCTCATTATTCGCTTCGTAAAATATGTTGGTCAAAGCCTATAACCCGTGTTAGGGGCTATAGGTGAGAGGTCTACTTCAGTGATTGTAGATCTTCTTGTACTTTTCGGCAAGCGTCAAGTTGTCATCGTGGTAGATGCTCATCTCACGGTCGTGGCGAATTCGCACGCCGGAACAAATCTTCCACAAATCGTGGGTTTCGTTCATGACTTGGCGAACTTTGAGCCAGAGGAAAGTGAGTGTGCACGACAGAACAAACGTAGAAACGATTGCGAGAATGAACATGGTGAGTCCTTTCAAAGTAGTGTTTTCTCACTATACGGACCGTAAAATATGTCAAAGCCTATAACCCGTGTTAGGGGTTATAGGTGGAGAGTCACTTATTCTCGGGGGTTTGGCTATTCCAGTACCCATAGATGAGCTTTCGATCCATCTCCCGCATTTCGTCACGCATCTTTTCCGTAGTTGTCGTCGCGTTGCGACGGTCAATTACGTTAAAGTAGTAGTAAGAAATGATGAGGAGGACGTTGAGCAAAACAAGGATTGCAGGAATGACGAACATGGTGAGTCCTTTCAGAGTGGTGTGTTCTCGTTATGAGGACCGTAAAATATGTCAAAGCCTATAACCCGTGTTAGGGGTTATAGGGTTGAGGTTCAGTCATTGAGGTCGTGATCAAGGTCACGCATGAGGGTGTCGAGCACCTCAGCCTTGGCCTCACCGTCAGCAAGGTCGCGGTATGCGCGGACGCTAGAGGCGGCCACCTTCTTGATGGTGGTTTCGTAGCGATCAGCAACATAGGCGAGCCAAATGTTGTAGGTGAAAGAGAGGGCGAGAAGGATGCAAACGACGATGGTGAGTGCGTTGAACATGATGGTTCCTTTCAAAGAGGGTTGATAGTTCTCATTATTAGTTGTGTAAAGTTTGTGTTAGTTTAAGCCTATAACCCGTGTTAGGGGTTATAGGGTGAGAGTCAGTGGTAGAAGACGACATCTAGATCGTCCATGAGGGCTTCCATTGCGAGTTCGTAGCTCTTGCCTTCGTTGAGGTTCATTTGGGCAGCTTGGTACGAGTGGAAGACCTGGTTGAGATGGATCTTGTAATTGCGTAGCGTGAGTGCGTAGTGAATCGCGAGGGAAAGAGGGATAAGGATGGAAACGTACAGGATGATGTAGTACATGGCGGTTCCTTTCAAAGAGGGTTGATAGTTCTCATTATTCGCCGCGTAAAATATAAGGTGAGAAAAAAGTCTATAATCCTAGATTTTAGGGTTATAGACTTTCGAGCAGTTCTACTTACGGAACTTCAGCATCGAAAACGCCTTTGAGGCAAGAACGTGTGTCTGCTCGTAGTTGAGGACCGCCATAAGACCGAGCAAGTACACCACGCCGTTGGCGATGGTTTCGGACGAAGGTATAAGCTTCTCTTTAAGGTCAGAGTCCTTAACGAGCTTATGCAGTCGTTCGAGGTTACCAACGGCGGTGGTGTACTCACTGGTCGACGGGTCCTCTCCACCGAGCCAGTTAAGCACCTCGTTCTCGAGGTCCTCAGGTTCGTAGAGGCGTTCGACGTTAGACATGGTGAGTCCTTTCGTGTAGAGTGGGTAGTACTCACTATGTCGAACGTTTTTCTTACGCTGCTGGCTTGGACACCTTCAGGACAATGGTGTCACCGTCCTTGAGGTTTGCAGGCTCAGCCGCGAAGTCCGCGTAGACGTCATCATGCTTCGTCACCACGAGGTTGCCGTGAGTCTCGGGTTCGTAATTCTTGGAAGAGACTCCAAGAGCCGCCCCGAGGAAGACGCCAAATGCAGTAATCGTCGCGGTAGCCTCGTTGGTGTACGGGACGCCCCACACCATACCCACGGCGTTGACAAACGTCGCGAGTGCAGGGATGATGATAAGCGCCGCGCTCTTGAGAATATCGTAGGTCTGATTGTTCATCAGTTCTTCCTTCCCTCAATGCCGTTAGGCATAATAGGTAGTTCGTCTACCTGTTTGAATATGCGACGGGCAAGTCCGTTTCCGCCCAAATCGGAATACAACTTGTAATGGTCTTCGTATTCTTCATACTCGTCCATCGTGATGTATCCGCGTTTGAGGTATTCGCGACCTTGTTCAACGAGCTGATTTCTAGCTACTGCTAACAGTAGTCTATCTTCTGTATTGTTACGGTCAGACTTCGTTTTAGCCCACATCCAAATTCCGGAGCTACCGAGCAGTGCTGTAACAGCTGGATTCGCCATTTCGGCGACCTTTGTTAGATCCACTTGTCTGTTACCTCCTGTCCATTTTCGTAGAATCGATCCGGTTGGATCTTGATTGAATAGTTTGTCTTGTCTCCGCCGCTGATCGTTCGTTCGATGACGTAACCCGAAACAAGAATACCCATGATCGAGCATTTAACCGGATTACCAATCTCAAGCCTATTGAACGTTTCTGACGAAAGTTCGTCAATGGTAACCTCAACCGACTTGAGAGGTTCGCAACGAATTTCCTCAGTAGTCTGACCCCATTCTCGACTAAGATCACCGGTAATACCAGATTCGTATCTATAGGGACCACTCCAGTCAGTGGTTTCTTGCATGTACGCACGGTTCTCATACCATGTACGAATGCGCCCGCGCGACGCCATGCGCCAGTATCCGTAGTCTTTCGTTCGCCCAATATACCAGTGCGTCGGCTGTTGAGGTAGTCGACGGGTCACCCGAGAATGGACTGAATCCAGCGAACCGATATCAACCGGTGCGGCGGACGTATTATTCAGAGATCTGATCTCCAACCATACCGTGATGTTCGACGGAATGTCCTTAGTCGGCTTGACAAACGACTTAAGGAACAGCTGGTTATACAAAGCTGCCGCGTAGATATCGTCATACACGCTGGCGGACAGATCGAAATCGATATTGTAATCGATATTATCTCCATACGCGTTGAGATAAACCCAGAATGGGAACCATCTATTCTTATCCTTATTGATGCCATCAATAGTTCCGGCCAAAACCGTGATCGGATTGATCTGTGAAGGCCATTGTGGGTTATCCCTGTATTGGTAATACCATCCGCCCTTATTTTTTCGCTTTAATGCTTCCCATACAGAAACTCCACGGACTTCGCTAACACCATCAGATTCATAGGTGATCTCTTCGACGATGAACGGGGTGGGGGTACTCCCCATGCAACACACGAGTACACCCGGAGGCCATGGGAACAAGCCTTTGCACCGGAATGTCATCGACGCAGTATACAGACCCTCTTTGATGAGCATGTCGAATACCGGATGCGATCTGAACGTATTCATAGCACGATCTTCAAGGACCTGAACCATGTTAGGCATATCAAAGACCCTTTCTGGTCATAACCAAATCTATAGCGACATAAGCGTTTCCGACATTTGGGATTTTGAACTTCGCAGGGGTTCTGCTTAAATTCTTCAAGAACGCTGATATGTCCATCGGGGTAATAGCCGGGTAGGCTTCACTGGCATAACACGTAGAGGATAGAGCCTGGTATCCGCCGGTAATGTTGAAAACACGACCACCAGTTTCGGATTTGGTCATTTCAAATAATCCGTTTTCGGTCGTGGATGATCCATTTACATAGGCATGAAACTGCGTCAAACCACGGTTGAAAATCTGGTAGCTATTAGATCCGACTGGAGGAAGGCCGACACGCAACCGAGTAATGTCAAAATATCCAAGATTGCTATATAGTTTATCCAGAATCGATTGAACATCGTTAATGGCCTGCGACCAATTCTGGTTACCCAAACCTACATAAACGCCGATCTCAGGTCCGTACAAGACTGGGTTCTTGGTTGTAATCGTGAAATCAATCACTGCGGGGTTAGCGCTGTAGTCATACTTAATCTCGCGAACGACACAGTCTTGTTTCCATATAACTTTACGGTTGAACAGCACCTCGGGTTTGGTGTAGGTTGTCGTCTCGTTGTATTTGTAATCGATTGAGGGAGCTTTAACACTGTCGTCGGTAAGCTGGACTGTTAGGTCGGAACCATTGGCTAGAGTATCCAAAAAGTATCGGGGCGACCTTTCGGGAATGGGAACAGTTGGAGTTAAACGCACATTGATGTCAATAGGCTTATCCGTAACCGTTGTCACAACGTTCCCGGTGAAGTTGTACTCCTTGTTAATACCGAATGATCCGTTTAGGATCTGAGCGACCCACCCTCTGTCTTCCCGATTTAAATCGGATACGAAGCCTCGGCCACTTACGGGTAGTATCTTGAGCATGGAGTACACCATGATGTTTTACATCCTCTTCATTCGTTCAAGTTGGCGCTCAGTTTGACGATAGAGATCGTTAAGATCGAGCGCCTTTGGCGATTCGTTGTATTGGTTGAAGACCATCGGCTTCTGGTTGTTGCGCAGTTCGTCTCGAAGAGCTCGAATCTCCTGAGCGGTTTGGCTGCCATTTTGAACCGAAGTTCCGACAACCGTTGCGTTCAGATCGTTCATCGTGAGATCTTGCAGACCATTAACCTCAGAGAGATCAACAGTCGGCTTGATAACCGGATTCCAATCGGTGTCCAGGTTAGCCATTGCATTCACCATGTCATCGCCGAGGCCAGACATAGCCTCCACAGCGTCACCCTGGTTCTTGTTGATACCCTGTACAATACCTGCCACAATGAACCCCGCCGCAGTCGCGAATACACGCGAAGGCGAGTGGATACCAAGAGTACTCTTAAACGAGTTAAGAGCGTTCGAGGCCACATTGCTGAGTTTACTGTAAAGGGACCAGGCGGCGCCAGACACACCACTGACAACACCGTTGATGATGTTGCGTCCGATGGACTCCGCATGCGATGTGAATTTGTTAGACATGCCCATCAGGCCGTTCTTGATGAACCTGATGATGGCAGAGATCAGCTTGTCGACCGCAGCTTGAAGCTCTGGTCCCTTCTGATCAATTGCATCAGCAAATCCATTGATGAACGTGATAACAGCATCCCATGCAGCATTGATGATGATCAAAGAGCTATTAGCGATACCCGTGATCAGAGCTGCGATTAGGTTCGCGCCCGACGTAGTCAGATCAGGAATCTTGGCTGTGATACCATCAAGCAGTGCCTGGAGCAGCGTTAGTATGGCTTCGACAATCAACGGCACACAGGTCTTGATTGTTGTGATGAAACCGTTCAGCAGTTCCACATAGGCTGTGATGAACTTTGGCTGAGCAGCAACGATCGCCGTAATCAGCTGATATAGCAGATCGATGACTGTATTGATCACATCAGGCCAGACATTTCGAAGGGTCTGAAGGATACCACCGATCACGGTCGTCCAGGTCTCGACAAGTTCCGGCATCTTCTGCTTGATTGTCTGTGCGAACTGACTGATGAACTGCCGGAGTGCGATACCCGCCACGATGATCAACTCATTCACAGCAGGTCCGAACGCCTGAACCAACGCCTGAAGGGCTCTACCCAAAGCTGGCGCAGAGTTCTCGATTGCTGTAAAGACACCAATCAGTGCTGCCTGGATTGCTGGCGATGCCGCCGCGATGATCGCTGCAGCAGCTCCAATACCTGATGCAATCGCGACCATACCCGCTGCGATAGAAGGACCTGCCGCAGACGCTACCGCCAGGAAGGCCGTTATGACGATCGCCAGTGCTGTGAATGCAGCAAGGATGCCGATGATGACCAAACCTAGAATACCGATGGCGATGGCCAGAGCGATTAGACCGGGGGCAGCTCCGATTGCGAGGTACCCCGCCGCAATCAGAATACCCAGCCCGATACCGATTGCCCATAGACCGTTGGATAGTTCATCCCAGCTAAGTCCAGCTGCATTAGACAGGGCCGAAACAAACATGCTCAAGGCGAAACTCAACAATGTGAGTGCTGCAATGCCAATTAGGGCACCCTGAGCGGCGAACGCCACTGCTACAATAACCCCAACGACGAGCAACAGCTTACCCACCGAGTTGAGAATGTCACCCCAACTATGCTCCGACATCTGTACAATGGCCCCGACTGCAATGTTCATCGCAATCGCGGTCAGGATCAAGGCCCCCGCCCCGACAATAGCCGTTGGCGGCATCAGATTCGCGATTGCCACTAGCAACAGGACAACTGCGGACAAACCGACTATACCTTGGAATAGTTTAGCCATGTCCATGTAGCCCATTACTGCAACGGCGGCCACGAGCATCTGAATCGAGAACGCGAATGCAACCAACATTAGTGAAATGGCTGCCATTTTGCCGAGATCGCTAGCGGCCTTGTTCATCAGAAGCACGAAGCCAACTAGGATCCCCATAAGAATACCAACCGCGATAACTCCCTGAGCAACAACCTTGATTGGAAGCAGACCGAGAGCGATAATCGGGATCACGAGCATGTTGATCGCGATCGCCATGGCGATCATTGATCCCACACCCGCCATCATCGAACCAGCATTCTTAGAAAGGAGCTTTGCAGCTAGAGTCATACCGAGCACCAAGACCATGACGGCCCCGATGCCCTGAATGATAGTACTCGTCTTCATGGATCCCAGAATACCGACCGAGATCGACATCAGCAGAATTGCAATGGACAAAGCCATAACCGCACCGATAACACCAGCGATCTGCATCTTGTTGATCTTCATCTCACTGATCTGAGTCAGAGCGATGAGAAGGATCTTAGTCAAGACACCGATTGCTACAGCACCCTGAATAAGTCGACCAGCCGGGATCATCGCAAGGATGAACAGAGAACCCGCAAGAATACCAACGCTAATCGCAATTTCGCGAAGGGCCTTAGCCTTGATGACTTCCTGCATTGCCTTCAAAGAATCAGTCAGAGCATTGAAGACTCCAGAGATAGAGTCGCCAATCTTGCCGAACTTGTCGAACATGCCACTGAACGAATCGGTGGTCTTCGTAAACTGGCCCAGCATAGTTTGAAGGGTCTTGAAGCCCATACCCAGACCACCGCCAAGCAGGATTCCACTCAAGAGATCAGAAATCGACAAGTCCTTGAGACTAGATCCGAGACCAGACCAGAAAGTCTGGATCATCGAACCGACATTCTCGAACGCCTTGCCAACATTCTTCTTGAAATCGCCGAATGCCTGTGATTCAGAACCGAACTTCTTGATCTGGTCGATACCCTTAGTGAGCCAGTCGATCAGATTCGCGACGGCCTCAACAACCGACGAGCAAAAATCAACGATCCCAGTAGCCGCAGTGTAGATAAACCCGCCGACTGTACCGAGCGTATCGGTTACATCAGAGGCTGCCTTTCCGAATGTAGACAGACCGCCGGAAGCATCGTTTGCATCGTCACCGAATCCACCAAATATAGACTTGGTCAGATCTCCGAGCTTCCCGAACAAATCGATGATACCATTAATGAGCGATCCAAACGGACCAAAGGCCTTCATCATGTTCTTGAAGCTGTCGCCGATTGACGACAAGAAGGTGTCATTGTCGAGATGTTCCCCAATGTGGGTGAAGATGTCTCCGAGGGCCTTACCGAAGTCCTTGACTGCCTGCACCTGAGGCGCGAACGTCTTGGAGATGGTATCGCCGGCTCGACCGAAGGCCTTACCGACCCCGGAGATCGAGTCCTTCATCCGCTTGGTGGATTCAGACCAGGCTTCAGCCATCCTAGGTGACGCATCGTCCCAGAACTTCTTGATCCCCTTACCAGCGCTCTCGACAGCTCCACCAAGGTGCTTGCCGATGGTCTCACTAATCGGGAGAATCGAATCCGAGAAAGCCTTGACCTTCTCAGACCACTTGGGGCCGATGGCGTCTGCGAGCTTGGTCATGTTCTCAAGGAACCCGGAGCCGAATCCGCCAAAAGCGGACTTGATCTTCTCCATCGGACCGCCCGTGCCTGACGCGAAACCGAAGATAGCTCCGAAGACATTTGACACGGCATCGCCGAAAGGCTTGAAGACGTTATAAGTAGCCTTCTTGATGGTCTCGATGAATTCTCCGAGCGGCTTGAGCACTGCTTCGATGACAACCTTAAGGCCGTCAAAGATCGGCGTGATCGTGACGTCCGCAATTGCGTACATCCAGTCGGCGAGCTTCTGGAACTTGTCAACAATCCAGTCGAGGACCTTAGAAAGGCCTCCGAGGATGTCGGTTCCACCAAGCATCTGACCGAACCAGTCGCTGAAGACGGAGACGATGTCCCCGACCTTCGCTGCGATAAGGATCATCGGCTTGACGAAGATTCCAGCAAGGATCATACCGATCTTGAACGCGGCCACGCCAATCTGGACAATCGCCGAGGCGAACCCGATGAGGACCTCAAGAACTGGCGAGAGCAATTCGCCTGCCATTTTGAAGACCTTACCGAGGTTATTGGCGAAGTCGTCAGACATCATCAGCCAGTCCGAGATCGAGTGGCGGAAGTAGTACGAGAAATCGTACAGAGCCTTGCCCGCATCTCCCTGGAAGGCGCTGAAGAATCCTTCGCCGATAGCCTTGAGAGGCTTGGCAATGGCAGTCCAGAGTTCGCCGAGACCATACCACCATTCTTCCCAACCACCGAGTTCATCCCAGCGGTCGAGGATTCCCTGAAGAGCATCGAAGAATGTTCCGATACCTCCATTCACCACGTCAGACACAGCCGTCCACATGGTGCGAGCGCGCTCGAAGTCACCGAAGATCGTTCGGAAGATGGAAGCCCATCCCGAGCCGAGGGCTTCGGCTGTTGTGTCGATCAGCTGCGAGAAAGTCTTGACCTTCGTCGCTGCATCGTTAGCGGTTTCCGCCAACTTCATAATTTCGTCAGCCTGCTGCTCCGTGTAACCGGCGCTCAGCAGCTGTTCGCGAGACAAGTCACCCGTATACTGGGTCAAAGTCTCGATCATGATCTCGGATGTAAGCCATCCGTCCTTGAGCGAGTTACGGAACGACCCGGCCTTGTCGATCATCTTGTCGACTTCGACGCCATAGGTTCGTGCCGTTCGCTTCAGGGCTTCCTGGAACTGCTCGCCGCCCATACCGGCGTTCACGATAGAGTTCCAGTCTTGTAGTTTTACAGAGCCTGTCGAAAGCGCCTGAGACAGCTGGTACATTGCCGTTGCGGCTTGCTCAGAAGATGAGCCAGACATTGCTGCGACGTTCGACAGACCCTTAATCGCGGCAACCGAATCCTTCAGCCCGACACCCGCAGATGTGAACATACCGATATTGCGTGTCATCTCGGTGAACGAGTAGATGGTCCGGTCCGCGTAAGCATTCAGTTCGTCGAGAGCTGCGTTGATCGTCGCAGTGGTCTCACCCTTGCTGAACGTATTTGCCTGAATAGTTTGAACCGCGTTAAGCTGGTTCTCGTATTCGCGGAAACCGTCCATGATGGGTCCGAACGTGAATGAGGAAAGCACCGATCCACCAGCCATAAGAGCCTTGGACGCGATGTTACCCATGGCCACGGAAGCAGCGCCCGCGAGCATGGAAAAATTAGTCGACGAAATCTTTGCCGCGGCCCCGACATTTGCGGTGGCTGCAGCAGCGGTCGTGGAGTTGTTAACAATCGACGTGTTGACGTTCTTGACTCCATCCGCAATACCGCCCATCTGCTTTGAAGCATCTTGGGCGGCCTTACCGACATTGTCGAGACCGTCGGTCGACTGCTTGAAGTTCATTCCAGACTTCAGTCGGTCGACATTTCGGAGAACGCCGTCAACACGGCTTGTGAACTTCGAATCGTCGAGCTCCAGGGAGACGACCTTATTCTCAATACTCTTACCCATTGATGGCCCTCCCAACCATTTGGTCGATTTCATCGAAGATAGGCTTCATCGCAGGGTTGATATAGTCTTTACCCTGGACGTAACCACCTTGACGTGTCCCATGTCCGTATTGCAGGATAATCGCAATCGGAACTTTAGACACCATGTTCGTGTTATACCAAACGATCTTGACGCCTCGCTTGGTTTGCTTGACTTTGTACTGCCATGAAGCAGCAGTCTTCCCCGTTCCAACGGGGGTATTGGCCCGGAGGGCCGCCACGCCTCGAGTGCCAGCAGTTGCTAGTACGTCACGAAGCTTCGTGTTCTTGACTTGTGTCAACCATTTTGACATGTCGAACTCGGCGTCGAACTTCATCTCGATCATGACGGCCCTCCTTTCTTGTTCAGCCCCAGAGCGTGCCGTTAGACAGCTCGTACTGCAGGCACTCCACCGTACGGTAGCCTGCGACACCGTCGACCTCGAGGTCGTGTCCGCGATTCTTGAGATGCTGCTGAAGAGCAGAGATGGTATCAGGACCGATGAAACCATCGGCCTCAACGCCAAGCTTCTCCTGAAGAGCGTAGATAACCTCAGAACCCTCTTCGGGATCCTCGTCGAACTCCCAGCCAGTACCAGCTCGAGTGACATCCTCTTCAGCATCGATGTCCTGGTTGGAGATGATGCCGTCAGCAGGAGTGTTAAGCGAAGCCTGGAGTGCGTACGTGGTCGCACGACCCCACCAAGCATCGTTCATCGAGTTTGTTCCATCTGAAGATTCTTCGGACTCTTCGTCGGACCATGCCGGACGGAGCACGCAATCGATGCCCCAGCTGCGCTGACGACGGTAAACACCATTGCCGGCAGACTGAGAACCCGCGTTAGACGGCGAGGTGTTACCTTCGATGGTCTGGAGCCAGCCATCACCAAGGTTCGCCTCGACAATACCGACGTGGTCAGTCAGACCATCCTGATCCCAATCGAAGAGCACTACGTCTCCACGCTGTGCATCTTCAATGGAGACCTTCTCCATGCGGTTCTTCGTGACGTCCGTGTTGTAAGAGAATCCACCGATGGCATCGATTTCGCCAGCCATGTCAAAGCACATTGAGACGAAACACATGCACCACCAAACGGATTCGGACGGACCGGCCAGCCAAGGCTGACCCATCTTATTGGCGAGCCAACGGCCTGCCTCCGAACCGGGTTCGGGATCGTCGGGAGCATAGTAGCCAATGCGATAGGCTGCATGGCTCAGAACATCATCAATCTTGCTCAAGATCGTGCCCCCTCGAAAATGGCGCGGTCGTTGTCCTCATGCGGGTCAGGCCCAGCGGGGACCTGTGCATCCGCAGGAATATCAATCATCCTCTACTCCCTGTTCTAGCCCTACGGGCTTGATTCATAGCCGCACGCTGAGCTGCGGAGGCCCTGGCGTCCGGCTTTTGGTTGTTCTGCTTGGCTGCGGCGAGACGGATCAGCGTCAACAGCCGATTCAAGTTCCACTTATCACACTCAAATGGGATGCCCAGCTGAGACATATACCAGTAGATAAGTTCACTGGTCATGGTATCTCGCGGGCTTCCGTTTGAAGGCGGGTTCCATAGAACTGTCGCCGTAGCATTGTCAGACAAATAGTCTGCTATTTTGACCTGAACGGATTGGTCGAGCCGCTTGACGAAATCTCGAGGGAGAGGGCGGTCCGACATACACTGGATATAGTACACTAACTCTTCGCCAGTCTGTGGTGGGGTTTCCAGGAATGATCGCTTGTAGACGGATTCCCACTCAGCCACCGCAGACAGGGTATGCGTAAGAGTAATAGTAAACGGCTCCAGCGTAACGAACGTATTACTACGCTCGTCAAACCGCTCCTCTCCCTCAAACTCAAGCGCGAGCGAGATCACGCCAGGAGAGTGCGCAGCTCGTTAGGCATGACCAGCGTCGGCGTAGCGGCGCCACCTGCACCACCCACACCGTACAGCTTGTCGGTGAGCTTCTTGTACTTCGTCGGGTCGAGCTTGGACGAGTCGACCGTAATGACCGACACGGGCTGGAAGCCCTCCACCTGGACCGGAACAGTCGAGCACTCCCAGGAGAAGGAGATCGCCTCGGGAGAGTCGGAGACCGTGTTGTATGCGCGCTCGGACGGAGCTGCGGTGGCACCGTAGATGATGTGCAGCAGTTCGCCGTAAGCATCACCCTTGGTGTCGTTGCCCAGCTTCGTGCAGTAGGAGAACGAGAAGCGCGTACGAGGCTGCTGACCGAGGTTGACGCCCTTAACCAGCTGAGCGGTGCCATCGCAGACGGCGAACTCATCCGGGTAGGTGTAAGCCTCGATCGTGAACTTGAACGACGGAGCCGACATCAGGGTCAGGTACTTGAGGTTGTCAGCGTAGATGTCCGAGGACTCGTCGCCCTCAGGGGTTTCGGTAACCGTCTTAAGACCGTTCCAAGCGACACCGGTGCCGTAGCGGTTCTGAGCGTTGTCGAAGGGGAACAGAACGCCCTTGTTAACGCCAGTATGATAGAAATGGGAGCCCTCTTCGTCCCACTTGATCTGTGCCATAGGATACCCTCCTTAAAGGTAAACCGTGAAGACGAAATGATTCATTCCGTCCGAGATATATGTCGTATCCAAAGACGAATACGGGATCTTGAGGATTTCGTCGATCACGTCTGGCTCTGGATCCTTGGTGATGAGAGTGACCGAGTATTCCTTAGCACCCTTGTAGGGTACATCGGAGGCACGGTCAATTTCTATCTTCGACAAGTGGAAGACAACCGCCGGGTATCCAATCTTCAGATTCTCTGGAGGTTGGAAATACACCCGGTTGTGCTGAACCGCTTGTTGAAGCAGATGAAGGAGATCCCTATACGTGCGCATACGGACCTCCCAGATTGATGGTTAGCCTGGGATAGTTCACACCAATGGACTGAACCTCCCATTTTGAACCCTTCCATACTACATACTTCAGAGTTTGAACGTATGTCTGGATCTTAGTATTCATCAGGACAGAGATCTCGTTTGTGAGACGGAGGTTGGTGTTGGTCGAAGATGAATTGTCGTTCCGAACGTAGAGATTACGGATAGTCCCCTTAGCCGGAAGTTCGACAACGTTCTCGAGCCAAACACCTTCCTCCGTCTCCTGAGTCATCACAAAGCCCAGCTTACCGCTGAAGCGTGACATTGAATCAGGCCTTCTTGCGAGAAATCGTCAGTGCCGAATAAGGCGCCGTCAGAGAGCCTGACAGGCGCGTTTCGGCGAGGTACTTATACTGGTTGAAATCGAGATCAAACGTCTCGGCCATGCCCAGTTCCGCACCAGCGTTCGAGCCGACGGTGTAGTCACGGAGATCCACGACGATACCCAGAAGCTCATGGGTTGCGCCCTTGAGCTCGTGCTCCAGTCCATCGAACTGGGGGACCGTAACAATCTTCGTGACGCCGAGAGCACCTGCGAGCGCTGCTTCGGTCTCGTAAAGGCGGCGACCATTCTTGTCCTTCAGGAGAAGCATCTTCACCAGACGCTTCTTCGAGATGAACAGGGTCGGCGAGCCAGACCCTTCGAGGTCAGCCGATGCCATGACGATGTCGTCGACGAGAGTCTCATCTGTCGTGGTGGCCTCAAGCGACTTGTGAATCGCATAGAGATCGTTCTCCTTGATGATGGGGCGGATTGCCTCATCATCGATTCGATCGGGATCCGTCATCGATCGGCCATCCCCAATGAGGATAGCCCTGGCAATTTCCTCCGAGAGCTTACCCTTCATCTCGGACTTAAGCCAGGCCACGACATTAAAGTCTGTAATATCAACAATGTCGTCCCTATCGAGACGCTGCTTCTTGTAGATGGTCGTCGGGGAGGTGGTGCGAGTCAGAAGCTTGATGACTTCGTCAGTCTTCTTCTGCGCCTTCTTGGCATAGCCCTTTGCCCTCGCTTTATCATCGCGGATGTCTGCGAAGATAGACTTGATGCGTGCGAATGGGCTATGCTTCGTACCATTCATAACAACCGAAACCCAAGACTGGTCTCGGTCCAGGAACATCGGCTCTTCCGAGATGCTCTTGGCATCTGGGAAGAGATATCCAATGTTTTCAATTCCATAATCGGCATGGCGCAGCTCTTCGAGAAGCGTAGAATTGTTTCGCTTAGCCGTCTCAACTAGCTCAGCGAAATCCGCGTGAGAGAGCACGTTCTGGGATTCCTTGTTATCCCCTTCAAAGACGTTGTGCTTCATATCGTCTCCTTCATTGTTTTCTTCGTCGGTCTCTTCGGAGTCTTCAGACTCCGCATCAATGGCTGCTGCGATCAAATAGTTCACAGCTTCCAGTTGCTCCTCGGTAAGGGTTGAAAGAACCTCACCGATTGTCTTGCCCCCATCGGGGGACTCATCTTCGGAGTCGTCCGATTCCTCGGAGCCCTCGAAGTCTTCGTGAATGGCATCGCCGTCACCCATTTTGATGATCGCCGAATAACCTTCGCCTTCGCCGTGAGCCATAGACACGTTCTCGATGGTTGCCTTGGGGTTTGCGCCCTTCAGAACCAGCGAGACCTCGACAATGTTACCATGTCGAACAATGTTACCATCCTGCTGCAGGTGGTTGGCGAAAATAGATAGAGAGGTCACGTCACCATGCTCGATCAGTTCGCGTGCGTGCACCGCCTGATCGGAACCATTGAAGAAGCCATAGGCGTAAACGCCCTCCGGCTTCTTTTCAAGTTGGGCATGACCCAAAACGTTGGTCACGTTGTCGTGACCATGCTGCCAGACGAGTGGGACAACAGCCCCATCGTTCTGTTCAAATGCTTGGCGAGCAATGACACGCCCGTCCGAGCACTTGACATTGGCGACTGTCGCCCACCCATCGAAATCTGCAATTCCATCAGGTGCTGTCATTTTGACCTTCCTCGTTAGATCGTTGATCCGCATTCGCGGATGATGTATAGGGATTCGCCAACTGGTCCGCCTTGGGATCCGTCGATTGCGGCAAACCGATGATGCTTCGAATTTCATTCGGTGTCATCACTTGGTTGGTGATGAATGTTTGCGCCATTGAGGCAATCGAGTCCAATGACGTTGCCGCGAACGGATCGCGGACATAGATGATCCGCTGTCCCTGAGATCTCGCAGTCTTGGTCAAGAAAACCATTGTCGCCGATTTTGTAATTGTATCCAGAATCGGCTTGACAGTCCTATTGTAATAACTCAGATTGGTCTCGGCGTCAGCAGTACCGTTTACGACTGATTCAGTTAGTCCCAGAGCGTTGTATAGCTGCTCAGACAGATACTTCACCTGATCAAGAAGATTGTTCTCAACTGGTCTGTTGAGCTGCGTGATCTTTTCGGCTCCATCAACATATGCGACGCCGATTTCGGAATTTCGAAGCTGCTGCTCGATAGCTTCCCGTCGAGTCTCAGCTTGCTGCTGACGCAGTTCGCCTCGGACTGAGTAAGGAAGCTGGATGATCAAATCTAGCTTCTTACCTAGAGCCGAATTGTCGATCGCATCTAGTGCGTCGAGCTTTCGAGCTAGCCTATTTGCGAGAGAATTGTTTGCAGACGTCACATCATACAGCGGCGAATACACAATCACGGCAGAGTTCTTCGAGATACGGATCGTCTCTCGATTTCCAGTACGGTCGTTATACAGATTCACGTCAACTGAATCGGTGTACCAACTTTCAATACGCCCGACCCGAAGTGACAGAACGTCAAACGATCCTTCTTCGTTCAGGGCTGTATCGGTGTCAACCGGAACCAGAACAGCACTTCCAGTTTCAAGCATGGTGTATACAAGTTCGTAGATCAGTGCATTGGATGTCTGGTCAATATTGGCCATGAGCGACAGACACTCATTAAGGTTTGAATCCTTCTCGGAGTCATACCTGCCATTTTGATCTACCTTGACGTGTCGAATCGGTGTGTTCGATACGTCAAGTGCGATTTTATTATACAAAGTCTGGACCAAATTAGTTGAACCGATAGATCGGTAACTTGGTCTGTATTCGCTGGAGTTGCTCCGAGCGTATCGCTCAGGATGATCATGTACAAACACGTTCCACGCGCGCGTCAATCGGGACATTATACCCATATAACCTCCTCTCAACTAAAGTCGTCTAGCTGGTTACGATATGCGACCCATGCATCCATGAGTGCTGCAACCGAGTCAATTTTAAGGTCCATCCTCTTTTTAAGGATCTTTCGGTTACCGTTAGTGTCCTCGAGGGTAATGGTGTTACCCATTGCCCATGAGAATAGCTCCTGATCGAAGATTAGCCGTCGATCTTCTGCCAAGCTCTTGAGTTCGCCCAATGGAACCGACTCGGTGCGAGCACCCTGAATGACTTTGTGGATGCCGTAAGGACCATTATCGGTCGCCCAACGTTCAACAAATTCTCTGGCGTTGTATGGGTCATACCCAAACGATCGAACGTCATACTCAGATCTCAAAATGTACTCGTCGAGATCCGTGTAGACTTCGATCATGTCAAGAATTGTCCCGTCCATGACCTGGAGCGAACCTTCTCTGATAAATGACTCATACTTCGCGCGTCCGGCAGCTGGTAGCTTGTCGAATGTTCGCGTCGTGATGTATGCTCGAGTCTTGACCCCGAAATCACCTGTAGGTAACGGGAACAAGAACGTGAATGCGCAGAAATCATCTCCTTGAGAGAGATCTGCGCCCATAGCACACGGCATCTGCCAGAATTCCCGGGGATTGTGAGGGATTGTTTCCTCGTAAGTGAAGAAGTACGTATATCCCTCGCACGGGATGCCAAATCGTTTTGCCAGAATGTCATTCCTGGCCGAGGGAACATTTTCAGCCCGGGCGACGTCCCTTTGATATGTATCATAAGACACAGTCTTTCCTAAGTTTGGCTGTGCCTTAATCCACATGTTGGGATCGGCGACCTCGCTCACATCGTCCAATCGGTAATACCAGATCGACGTGTGCGGGTCGTAATACTCGCCCTTGAGGATCGAAAGTAATTCCATTTTGATGGAATCGCCGACCCCGTTACGGACTGTACCCTCCGACGAGACGGCCAGGATCACCCAGTTATCCAGTTTCGAAGCACCCTGTTCCAAAGCTGAGATGATGTTCTGACGAACATCGCCAGAAAGCCATTCGTCGATAGTGTTCACCTTAGATCTCAAGCCCTGAAGCTTGTCGACGTTCATTGGACGAACCTCGAGAACGGAGTTTGTCGAGAAGTTCTCGATTCCCTTCTTGGTCGGGCAGAGTAGAGATCGATTCGCCTTGGCACCGACTGTTGCGTGAACAGTCCCCGCCGACAGGAACTTAAAGAGAGGTCCCCGACTACGTGTAATGGCGGTCTTGAATGGGGACAATGTCTCTTCAGCCTGAGGCATGGTGGGGGCCGTGGCAATTTGGTGAGTTGTAGTGGGGTCGATAGTCAAGAAGTAGGCGTGGATAAAGGCCATGTACATGGACTTGGCTGCACCTCGCGCGACGATAAGGTATTGCTTGTTGACCAAGCGTCGCTTAACGTCGACCTGGACATATCGACCGTTATGGCCAGTTTCATCAGGAACGAACTTCGTCACTTTCTCGAAGTAGAACCACGAAAGGAGTGACTCGGCCCAGAGTTTGAACGAATCGAGCAGGGTTAGATCGCTGCCGTCGACAAGGGTCATCTCATTTTCGCAAAAAGCGATGAATCCATCGATAGCACCATCGTCATAGAAGTACCTCGGGTTGGCGATCAAGTCGTCAATCCGATTCATTTCCATCTCAATGGTGTGTGATACAGGAATCTCTCCAGCTAGGACCTTTTCACGGAACTGGGCGTAATACTTAGGTGTGGCAGTGTTTGATAGCGCCATACCTACTTCTTACCTGTTGCGTTCTTAAGGATTGCGTCGAGGTTGAAGGACTCCTTAGCCATCTTGGCAACACCCTCATACTCTGTGCCCTTGAGCTTGGAGTCGAGGGCTGCTGTGAGCATGTCGGTTGCCGTCCGGGCAGCATACTTCGTCAGATTCTTTCGAGCCTCGTCAACGAAGAGATCTGCCGTCTTGGCAAGAACACTCCTATTTTGATTCTCGTACTCCCGGAGCTTCTCCTTGAGTTCGTAGTTCTGCTTCTCAAGATTGAGTCGCTTGTTTTGCTCAATGAGATCCGTGGACGAGAGACGGCGAGGAGCTTCCTTGCGCAGGTCGGCTGGAATACCTCCCTTGGGAACCTTATGCTTCTCGAGTTCCTTCTGCTTCTTCTCAGCTTCCTTCGCGGCCTTCTTCTCGTCGGCGATTCGCTTCTTCTCGGCGCGCTCAGCTTCCTTCTGCTTCTTCTTACGATCAGCTTCGGCCTTGCGGGCTTCCTTCAGCTTCTGGTTCTCGATCTTCTTACGGGCCCGTTCGGCAGCAGCCTTAGCCCGGGCAGCCTTGTTTTCAGTGTGCTTCTGGGAAGCGGCTTTTGCGCCCTTCTTGAGCGCAGACGCTGCCTTCTTAGCACCACGGGCGGCTGCCTTAGCGGCCTTCTTGAGTTCGGACTCGTGCTTCTTCCGTTCCTTCTCGGCAGCCTTCTCAGCTTTGGCTCGTTCCTTTCGAAATGCCTCGGCGTTGACTGCTTCACCGATCTTCTTCTTCTCTTCGACGGACCGAAGTCCGGCTCCACCGGAGCTTTCAGTCTTCTTACGGACGCCCCACTTCATGCCGAGGACACCGTAGTGAGACAGAGTTTCTTCGCTCATGGTTTTCTCCCATCATTGAATGGTCAGTCGCCACTCCGCCTCTTTCTGTAGAGCCTCGACTGCCTTGATGGCGAACGAGGTCTGCGGCGGATCGAACATCAATCGAACTGAGAAGTTCACATACTGACGTAGGATGCGTCCAAGAGACGTAGCGGGATAATCTGCCTCGGACGATAGGTCGCCAACTTCGCGATTTAGCTGAGTTGCAGTTGCCAAAGCGTTGTCAATGGCGTCCTTAACTTCGCTGTCAAATGAAGTGTCATCCTCAATCAACCCGAGGTAGGTCTTTGTGTCATGTAGAATCGACATTTAGCCTCCTACCATAGTTTTGTATCACCGGGCGATCTTGGATCGAAGTTGTCGAGAGCCAACGCCTTGGTTCCGTAATGGATTGCATTATGAGTATCTCGACTTACGCAAATAAGATTGTTCGTATCCCACATGCATGGGTCGAAATTCTCGCAATGGCGAGGCGTTAGTGGATTAATGTGATGTACAACAATGCCGTCGTGAATCTCATAACCCTCAAGGCCGAGATCGCATCCAAGATCTCTCGCGATAACTTGAGTGCGAGCCTCTCGCCAAATATCGCTTTGGTAGAAACTCTGATTCAACCACCTGGATCCACCGAAGGTCTCGCCGAAAAATGCTCCATTGAGTGAGAGATACTCGAGACGTTCTTCGAATGTGTGTAAATGGCTGAGTTCGTCATAGCTCCGCATCTGAATCTCCAGAATATACCTTGAATGCTGCCAGTGCTTCTTGAACCAGTTCCTCGGTGCGAGCAGCTGACTCAAGTGCCGAAACCTTGGCTCGAGCAAGAGTCGTATCCGCCTCAAGGCGAGCTTGCTCAAGTCTTTCACGACTGGAGCCTAGCTTGAGGAAATGAATGATCATCGAATTACTCGCAGTACCGTCCAGAATCTGCTGGGTGGCCAATTCCATAGCAGCACTGATCGCCAATCGTTCGGCTTCCTCGGGAGTTCGAGGAGTTTTGGTCTTCTTTTTGACCATCGCGCATCCTTTCTTATACTTCGATCTGAGTTTTCGCCTGCCCCAGCCCATGCCCGGAAAGGAGCAAGAAACAGGCATGGAGAACTAAGTGGCCGGGGCAAGCCAAAACCCAAATCGAAATATACCTCCGGGGTATTTCGCGCCCCACCTTCGAAATACCCCGGTGGTATAT